TTTCATTTCATCTAAATCATCACGAAGTTTATTTTTTTCTGATGCTTCATATTTTTTCGCCATCAAATCCTCTTTAATTAAATTGTCCATTTCTTCTTCTTTTTTCTTTTTAATAATCTTTTTGGCTTGAGCTTTCTTCTGTCTATTTTCCATAGCCTTTTTTCTACCAGCTTCTAAGTTCTTAAGGAGTTGGGCTTTTCTTTCCTCTGTTAATGGAGGTCTTTTCTTTCTTGGCTTCTTCGGTTTTTCTTCTGCTTCGCTTACTTTTTTTACTTTAGGAGAAGCAGGAGTTATTTCATCAGTTTCGCTTCCTTCACTTACTTCAACTGGTTCTATTTCTTCGCTTACTTCAACTTCCGCATCAGAATCTATCTCAAATATTTTATTACTCATTTATTATTATATATATATATATAATTATTCATTTTTTTTCTTAATTAATAAACTCAAAGAAGTCAAACCAATTGTTTTAACATCTGATAAATCACCATATAGAAGTCTTGCTTTTATATTTCTAAAATATCTGGGCTGAGCATTATCTAAATCTATGAATACGAGATTATTGGCTTCATTTATTATAACTCCATTTTCATTACTATTAGCAGGAACAGTAGCTATAATATTACGCCTTCCTTTTTCTAATCCATCATAACTATCAACTTGGAGATTCATGAGTTCAACAACTAAATTATCATAAGTTAATGCAGAGGTATAAGCATTTTTGGAATGAAGTAGAAAATTAGAACCTGATATTTCACTTAAAAATTGTCTTTCATCAAATCCTAAATGAGTTGCTAATTGTAAAGAACTAAAAGTAAATCTACCTGCTAAATTTCTTGATGGTCTAGCATCAGATGGTCTTACTCCTAATTCTGAATGTTCATTTCCTTCAGCTCTATCTTCATCAGTTACTGCTTCATTTGGATTGATATTAGAAACAAAAGGGTCAAAAAAGCATCTTGTATACGAGTCAAGCATAGCATTCGTGCTAGATCCATGAAGAATTATATAAGGATATAAAGGTTGTTCAACGCCTGCACTATATATCGTTTCTAAAACAGTTGTTGAAAGAACATCAGGTATAGCTTGTGAATCTCTATAAATTCTAATTAATAATTGATTTCCAATTTTAGCAAATTCAAGAATATCATTAGTGGTTCTTGTTGCTACTAAATGATTTTCAGGAGCAAATCCTGAATCTTGGTTAGCTCCGTTTTTATCATTATAAAAATAATTATCAGTTGGTTTTCCAATACTTATATTATAAGTTTTTTGTGCAGCAGTTAAAGTAAATGCCCCAGTAGTATCCCAGGTAGTTGGTTTAACATCACTTAAACCTATTTCAAAACCATTTGTATTTGAATCTCCACCATTATCAGTTAAATTTCTAATTCTTGTTCTAAATATAGCACAACCTTTACCGAATTCTTGATGACTAAAAAGAATATTGCTATCATCATTAGTAGAAGAAGTTGAAGATATATTACCTGTTCCAGCATATGTAGCATCATTTAGAGTTGAGCCAAAATCACCAGTTACATTATTTTTTAATACCTTAACGCTATTATCACAAAATTGAGATTCAATTCTAGTCTTAGAATTTTTTATTATAACTTGGAATTGAGTTCCAATATTCTTTTGGTTATAAACTAAACAGTTATTAATTGCTTTTTGTAAATCTGAAAGCAAAACTTCGGGGTTTTCTGTATTATAAGTTACTGGGGCTGATAATTTAGCATTTCCAAGACTTGCTGCATCATTTATATTTGATTGGAAAGATACTTCATTATTGGAAGCATCAACAATAAATTCTTGGGGGTCTAAATCTACAGCTAAAGATCTATAAGCAATTTGAGAACCTTCTTCAATTTTAATATCCTGATTAAATTCATTATCTAAAATTCCATCTGTTGATTCGTTAGAACTGACAAGTCTAATAAATTTCATTATATATTATAAATTATATAAAGAAAATAATTAAAAAAATAAATCAACATATATCTTGAATTCCAATATCTTCTAATAATACCTTATCCAAAATTAGTCTTGCTTCTTCTATAAAAGCAAGGTCATCAGTATCCATGAATCTTTCAACTAAAGAATATACTAAAATTAATTTCTTTTGTAATTTCTGTATTGTATAATTTTTTGTAGTTATTCTGTTTTTACAATCTTCAGCCATTTCCAAATACTCTTTCTCTGTTATATCAACATTTAGTTCAATATCCAAATTCTCAATAATTAAATCCTCAACCATTTAATATATATTACTAAAATTATCTTGACCTTTCTGCGAATAATGTAACTGTTTGCGAACTAGCATCAACATTACGGAAAGCAATGTATCTAGCACCAACATTTTCAAAAGTGGCTGCGAAATGATAATTAGAACCTCCTGTGGGGTCATTCGCCGAAATCATATTTGAACCGTCTAAGAAATCAGTACCACCACTAGCAGAGCGTCTAACTAAACAGAATGAACCAAAATTAACATCACTAGAACCATAAATAGTTAAATGGTTGTATCCATCCATATCAATTTCAGAAGTATTAGATCCAGAAGTAATTAATGAAGCCGAAGCAAGACTTACCTGGCTCATATCAGGTTTAGTAGCGGAATTATCAGTTAAAATATTTGAAAGATTTGCGTTCATAGCAGTTTGGTTTCCGCTGGTTGCTAAGGATGCACCATCAGAAACAATATTAACATCCATTTTAGAAGCATTAATAGCACCTTCTAATTCAGTAAAAGCACCATGAGTTACACCTATAGAAGAATGATTGCTGGAAAGAACAACGGGGAAAGATGAAGCCATAGTAGCCTGACCTTTAACGAAATCAGCAATCTCAACTTCTAAATCTCCATTAGCGGTGATATGAAGCGGGAGGGCGTTATTTGAATTATCTCTACCCATAATTAATTGACCTTTATCAGCGGCCGCAATTGCATCCCCATCAGCATAGTGTGTTCCTTTAATATCATTTAAATGACCGTTGGCGGTGGCTTGATTGGCGGAGGTGGCTAGGGCAGCAGCATCAGAAACAATATTAACATCAACCTTTTGTGAGTTAATAGCTGAGGCTAATTCGGTTAAACCACCATGGGCTACAGCCAATTCTCCTGCTGCAACACAACCCTCAATAGTGTTAACTGATCCGTCTAAGGTATCTAATTTAGTTCCTAAAGTATCTAATTTAGTGTGATTGGTTACTTGGTTGGCTGCAGTAGCATCACCACCTCCAGTCATGGAAATAACATCAACCTGAAGGTGTCCGTCCGTATCTACGGCAACTGGTTTTACTCTTTTATTGGAAGCATCAAAGGCATGGATATATTGACTCATTTTTATAAATTAAGATTAGAAATTAAATTTGATTCATAAACTTTAATTTTTGGAAGTGGCGAATAAATTAACAGTTACAGCAGAAGCTTCATTATTTGTTATTTTTAATCTAAAGTAATCTGTGTATAAATTCACGAAAGAATAAATTGCTCCATTATTAACTGCTATATTTTCAAAGGTTTCATAAAAGGAAAATGGTGATGTTGATTCAGGAGAAATCTCAAAACCGATTGAAACATTATTAAAATTAGATGTTCCAAAAATTAATATTTTGGTTCTTTTTAAAAATTTATATTCAGTTGTTGTATCAGTTGCTCCCGCTGCAATAACAACATTATCTACTATATGTTGAATATTTGTTGAGGGAAAATCCTGATATATTTTTAAAGCATTTAACTCGGCTGATATAGGTTCAGCTCGTCCAGTTGTTATATCTCGTCCAGAAATTATATGATGGCTCATTTATTTATTATATTAATTAGCTATAAAAAAATTATTAGTTTTATTCTTAAGAATTCATTAAACTAAGTTTTAAAACTTAATTTCGCATTTAATGTTCTAGTAGTTACATCATTATTTTCATATTCAATTTGAATATAACTCATAGCGCACATGAAATTAACTAGAAAATGAGTATTAGGATTTTCAAAAACTAGAGGGACATTAACTGAATGTAATTCCTGAAATGTTACATTATCATTTGAAGCTCTAATAAATATCTTCTGAGAATTCAAACCACCTGTTATTGTTCCTGATAAACTCATATTACCTGTAGCAGTTCTTGTATCAACAGAATTGCTTTGATGTGTTCCTGTAGAATATGAAACATTATCTACTAAGGTTTGAACAGTTGTCCCATGTGTCGTATCATTTGAAATCATAAGCCTTCCATCACTATCTAATAGCGGGGAATAATATATTCCAGTACCATCTTTAGCTGTATTAGGTAATAGTTTATTAGCTATGTCTAAATGTGATGTTTGTTGGTCTTGAACTGCTATATTGGGATTTAGATCGGTTACTTTTCTAAAACTCATATTTATAATATTTAGTAGATTATTTTTTTATATATTAAATATATATATAATGCTTCTGTGTCTTTTATGTGAACATGAAACTTGCTATATATCTAGATTTTGTCCAAAATGTCGTTCATTAAAACACCAGATTTTACTTTGGGGAGATAGAGTCCATGAGATAGTAAATGAAGTATTGTGTAGGTCTGAAGAAAAACAAAATAACAAAATAAAACAGGAAATAAATAAAGAAATTGAAGAGAAAAAAAAATTATTAAATAAAAAAACTAATCAAAAGATAGAATGAAATTTGGCTTAACAACTTCTTCTTCCTCTTCTTGTATTAATGTTTCTTCCTCAATTTTTAATTTATGAATTAATTCTTTATGAACTTTAATTTTATTAATAATTTCATCTTTATTAATATTATTTTTTTTTATATCTTTTACCTCTTTAATTATAAATCTATTTTTCTTATGGTATTGATTAACTTCTCTTTGTAATTTATTAATACTATTATCTGTAAATTTATATTTTATTGATTTTTTATTAACTTTGATATTTGAAAATAATTCTAAATTTTTTGGTTGAGTCATATAAGATATTAGTTGAGCTTTACTTAATTTACAATATCCATCTAATCCTTTATTTCTTATCATTTTTTTTAAATCAGGAATAGAATAACTTTCTAATATATTGTTCATTAATAATATATGAGAAAATTAAAGGTAAAAATAAACTGATTAATGGTTGGGAGAAATGAGGACAACTTATGAATTAAAAAATTTACATATTGTTTATCTTTTGATATTATAATATTTTTAAATATTAATAAAATGGAGAAAAAATATGAAACAGGATATATTTATAAATTAATATGTTCCGAAACTGGAGATTGTTACTATGGCTCAACATTTAATCCTATGAAAAGATATTCCAGGCATCGTCAACAAGATAATAAATGTAAAAGCAAGGATTTAATAAATCCAACTATGCACATAATAGAAATGAAGCAAAATATAACTAGAAGTGAATTAGAATTTATTGAGAAACATTATATTTTAAATAATACTTGTGTAAATAAAAGAGTCCCGAAAAGAACACATAAGGAATGGTATAATCAGCAAATTAAAGAAAATCCAAATTATTTGAAGGAAAAATATAAAAAATACGGAGGTGTTGAAAGGAATATACGGACTAAAAAAACTTGTGAATGCGGTGGAGTATATATTCAAAGAAATTTAAAAATTCATTTACAAACAGACAAACATATTAAATATGTTAATACATTATGAAGTCACTTCGTAAATTAATTGAAGCAATTAAATTATTTTGTTCATGTAAATCAACATGTATTATTGGAGAAGAAGTTAGAATAACTGCGGATTTGGAAAGTAAAACTATATTTAAAATATCTTTGGTATAATTAATAATGGTTAAGATAGGAAAATATAATTATGAGAAATCATCAAGAAAAGATAAAAAATTAATGGTAATAGTTAATGGTAAGAAAATACATTTTGGAAATCCAAATTATAAGCATTATAAAGATAAGACAGGTATATGGAAAGAATTAGATCACCTTGACCCCAAAAGAAGGAAGAATTATTTAACGAGGTCTGGAGCTATAAAGAATAAGGAGGGGAAACTCACAAAAGATATAGAAACTAGTCCAAATTATCATGCAAGAAAAATTCTTTGGTGAATATCTCTTTAAATATAGTGAAAATAAACTAAAATATGCTTAAAAAGGACTTAAGGGAGAATAAAAATTAATTTTTATTCTTTAAATGGGCAAAATAGAGCATAAATTGGTTTATTTTGGGTATTTAAGGAATATATTTAGTGAATTTGGGACTTAAAGAGATTCAATATCTGAATCTGAATAGTTATGGCTGAATACATCATTAACAATTCTTTTATAAACAGGTACATGAACTCTTTCAAATTCAAAATTCTTGTATTTTCTCAATCTATAATTGTTTTTATTTAATGCAACATTAATTGAATGTAGTGAAACTTTAAAGTCTTTTTGTAAATCATATAAAGTCATATAAAATTTAATATTGCTAATATTATTTAGGTCATCGTATTCCTTCGTGCTATAATGATAAAAAGATTTATTGGGATTTTTTCTAGGCATTATATACTATATTATATACATATAGTTTTTTTTTAAATCGTTTATTTAATTATAGGATTTAAAATTCGTCATCGCTTTCTTCGTCCCCTTCTAATAAGTTCATAAATTCATCATCAAGTTCTATAATGTCTTCTTCCATTACTGGAAACATATTAACTTTATCAAAATAGGCTAATAATTTTTCCGGTTCAAATATCCATACTTCAGAATTTACATCACATCTTTTAACTTTCTTTTTTATAAATCCTACATCAGATATTCTTTCCATTTGCCCCTCCTCATCAAAATGTTTCCATTTCTTTCTAATATCTATATTTGTGTCTTCATAATAAGGTAGTTTTGTTAAATAACTTGTATATTCCTTTTTAAAATTTTTCTTAAGACAAATCCACGAATTAGTTTTTTCATGATATTTCCAAGTATCGTCCGTTTTTTCTCCAATCAATCTCTCTCCTTCTTTTTTCAAGAATGAATAAACTTGAGGAATATTTTGAGCTTTCATTATATTCATTTCTTTTGTAATAGGTCTTAATCTAGGTTCAAAGTCTTTTAGATCTACTCTCATTAAATATTGATAGATAGTTAATAAATAATTTTTATTTTTAAGGAATCCATAGAATTTAGTCCAATATTCTCTATTGTTTAATAAATCCTTTCCAGTATTACAAACGAAAGCCCTTCTATCGGTTGATTCTATTTGGGTTGGTTTTTCTTGATTTGATAAAAACATATAATGATTAAAATTTTCTTGTCTATATGTCTTTTCATTTTTTTGGTTTATAGTTGTTTTATTATTTGTAATCATGGCTTTTAAATCACTTGAATATTTAAAACCATCAGTTGATTTTAATTCATTAATTGCGGTAAAAATCTTTCCTTCTAAATCGGCGTTAAAATTTCCTAGCAATCTAGAAGGATTTTCCGTATCATAAGAATGCATATCACCAATAATCATAGATATTATTAAAAATAATGTATCTTTTCCAGCACCTTGTTCTCCCTTTAATAATAAATAAGTATCCGGTCTTTTATTAGGATATTGAAATAGATATGAAATCCAATTAATTACATAATCTTTTTTTTCTTTATCATTTCCAGTTAAATGAATTATATATTCCAAAAAACATTCTAAATATATATCTTTATTTTCACAATCAAAACTCTCTATAAATTCATCAATATCTTCAAATTCGTTCCAAATATCAAAACCTTCAAATGTATTATAAAAATTTTTACCAGATATATCTTTCCCCTTCTTACCATAAGGTTTAAAAACTATACCTTCATAAGTCTTTCTTTCTTTATCTTCTAACCATTTAGGAAGAATTGGATATTCTTTATTATTATCATCAATAAAAGTATATGGTTTAAATATCATATTAGCTTCTTGAATTTTAATTTGTCTAAATTTCTTTTTTCCATTTTCTTCAAAAGTTTTATACCAAAGAGCTGGAGGTGATTTAGTTAAAAATAATTGTTCGTCCAACCAAGATTTAACCTTCTCATAATCCTTTGATTCTTCAGGGGCTATATCAATTAAAGGAACTTGAAGTTTTAATCCTTCCATTTCCTTATTTTTCCATTTAATACCATATTTTTCAGTATATTCATTTAATTTAATAATAAGTTGTTCTGTACTTAAACCTGACTCATGAAGAGTTTGAATATTTAAATAAAAACCATCTTTTTCACATATTTCATATTTAATAATATCATCATAAACTCCTATTAAAATATGAGTTTCAATAGCATAAGCCTCCGCAATCATTTCTTCAATACCTCCAAACTCTCCAGCAATTTCTTCAATTTCTTCTCTAAAAGATCCTAATTTTTTAGGTATTTTTTTATTATTTTTTGAATTAATAATAATATTAATTGATTGTTTATCAATTGAATATTTTTTAAGGAATTTATCCCTTTTATTAACATAAAATGATAGATTAGGGGTTGTTAAATCCTTGGATTTAGCAAGATATAAAAGAATTGTTGGTAAGCAATTAATAATATCAAAATCTAAATAATCAAATAATAAATAACCTCTTATATCTTTTTTCAATTGTTGAATTGAATTAGTAGCATAATTTCTATTGGATTTTCTTATATTATATTGAGCCGTTATTTTCCCATTATTTTTAACTACTTGTCTAGCCATTTTAATAGCTAAAGTATAAGGTTGAATATGTGCATTTTTAGTTGGTCTTCCTATTTTAGTTTCATATTCTTGAAATTCTCCATTAAATATTTTTGATAAGGTTTCTGGTGTATGAGATGCTATACGAAGAGCATGGTCAAGATTAATAGTTTCAATTAATTTTGTAAAACCCATTATTATATAATATACTTATAGATAATTATTTTAAGTAATGAATTAAATTACATTTAATTTTTACCTTTTGAAAGATTACATTTAGCACATATCTTTTCAAGTACTGCTATTTCCTTATGATAAATTTGAAATGCTTGTTCAATTACTTTTTCTTCGGTTCTAAATTTACATTTTTCAGTTAATATTTCATCGTCGTATATTGAAGGAATTTCAAAAGAATTATCATCAATAAAATTTTTGAATATATTTTGAAATGAAGGTTCTTTATGGTCAATATGAGCTTTTATTATTTTTTTATTACATAAGCGACAAATATTCATATTTAATTTTTTAATTCTAAAATTTTCTATTTGAGGTTCAATACAGGTTCTACAAGATGCTTTAAATTTTGCTAAATTAGTCATTCCTTTTCCATCAACACATGTTTTGATTCCAATATCCATATTTGTTCCATCTGATTTTTGAATATAAAAAGCCAAATGTTTATATACATTTTTCTCAATTGAAATATCAATCATATTTTCCATTTTTATATCACTATTTGGATGTCTATAAAATAATTCAATCATAAATAAATAAAATTCATAATGATTATTCTTTAAACTGGAACATAATCCTATATCATTTTTGGTTTTAATTATATATTTTGATAAGGCTGTTTTTGAACCAAATTCTTTTTCCCCTACTTTTACTTTCATATTTGTTTATTGTAAACTTATTGTTTTAAATTATATTTAATATTCACGATTAATATTCACGATTAAATTTCACAAAGGTGGTCGTTTTGAAATTTTGAATTTCATTTTAAAAATAAAGTCAAGAAATTATTTTTTTTTCCAGACTTTTTTTAAATTTTGAATTTTAATTTTTCAAAACGACCACCTTTGTTGGCTAATTAAGCATTTTTTTGTTTTATTTACTATTTTTTTTTGTATATTAATAGTAATAAAGTATAAAACTATGGATTATAATATGGAACTTGATGAATTATTAAAAGAAAAACGACCCAACCTTAAAGAATCTTCACGAAAAACTTATATAAATAATCTAAATAAGTTAGCTAAAGAAGTTGGAATTAAAAAATTAACTAGTCTGAAATTTCTTGAAAATGGTGGGAATATTTGGAGAACATTACTGGAAAAAAAGAAAGCAACACAGAAAACCTATTTAGCATCTATTGTGGTATTTCTAAAGGCAATTGAAGGTAAGAAGAATTTAATAGATTTCTATACAGATAAGATGAATGCTTTATCTGAAGAATATAATCAAAAAATAATAAAGCAGGAGAAAAGTGATAGTCAAGAAGAAAACTGGGTTGAACTTCCTGTGCTTATAAAGGAAATTGAACGACAAGGTAGGGAAATAACTCGCATGAGATTATGGAATAAAAAGAAGTTAAGTCCTGCTGAATTTGACCAAATACAGCAATATGTGGCTGGAGCTTTATATGTAATATCTGAAGAAAATCCGCCAATTCGTGCAGACTATGCTGATATGAAATTAATATGTAGTAATGATTATTCTAAATTATCAAAAGAAGAATTAAATGAAAATTATATCGTAGATCAATCGGCTAGAAATAAATTCTTTCATTTAGGAAATTATAAAACTAGTGGAGAATATGGAATTAAGAAAATTAAAGTTGGGAAAAAGTTAAATAATATATTAAATAAATGGTTCAAAGTAAATGAATCAGGATATTTATTAGTTAATAATAGAAAGAAACCCATGACCGCAAATGGGTTATCTAAATATATGAATAAGGTATTTTCGCAAACTGGAAAGAAAATAGGAATTAGTTTAATTAGACATGTATTTATTTCACATCATTTTCCACCTGAAAATGAAGATAAACAAGAAGTAGCTGATAAAATGCTTCATAGCGTTAATATGCAAACAAATTATTCTAAAAAATAATCTTGTTAAATAATAATGGATATTTCGCAAGATAAGAAGATGATTGAACGAATAACTAAAAAAGAAGATCCTGACAAAAAGAAACCAAAAAAGAAATTACATCAAATATTTGAAGTTAAAAAACCTATTATAAAGAAAAAGTTAAAGAAGACCAAGAAGCCCTCAAATTCATATTAGCTTTTTTCTTTTTACCAAATGCTAGAAGTTTATCTTTCCCATGTTTCTTTATTAATTCATTAATCGTTATAGGTGTTTTATTATCTATTCTTACTGTAGGACGACAACCTTTTGATTCCGCTCCTTCACCACATTTTATTTTTTTACCTGATTCAAGAAAGGGGACGACCTGAACCCATGCTTCATCTAACCATTTTTTCCCTTCTTGTTTGTTATCTCCTCTATACTTCCCACCTAAATTAATATATTCCTTCTGTAACGCCATAGAACGATATAGACTTGGTCGTTTATATTTTGGATAAACTGTGTCCATCGCCTTAAGATATAATTTTTTATTAACAACATTTTTTGGTACTTTATCCATTATATATATAATATATATATATTATGGATTTTTATCATACATTCGCAGATTATCATTATAGAAGAACTTTAAGAAAAGAAAAAATAAAATTTTTATTTATAGCAATAGGAACTGCTATATTAGGAACTTGTTTAATTTTATTATGCGCATTTATCGGGACTACTTTTTAGCTTTAGCTTTAGCTTTTTCTTTTTGTTCTTTTTCCCTTTTTTCTTCAAATTTCTTTTTTAATCCAGTTATATCTCCTTCTTCAGATATATTTTTAATATATAACTGAGGTTCTAAAATAGAAATTGTTTGTTTAACTAAATCGTCTTCGTCTTCTAAATCAAATCTAGCTTCAGCAACAGTTTTGGCGGAATCACTTTCTAAACTTTCAATTAATTCTTGAGATATGGCTAAAATTGTCTTCATGGTTTTAACGGATCTTCCTTCATATAATTTTTTTAATTCTTTATTATTTTTGACTATAGATGGAAGCTCAGGTGCTTTCTTCTTTTTAGGGGATTCTTTCTTTTTAGTGGGCTTTGGTATAGGTTTAAATAAGTCTTCAACATCTTCTTCTTTTAATCCTAAAACTTCTTTTAATACTGACCCATCTAATTTTTGTTTTTTTTTCAAATCATCTATTCCTTTTTCTAAAGCCTTTTTCTTAATTTTTTTTGGTTTATCAATAGGTGGAACTCGTGCAGATTTAGGTTTAATACTTTTAAATCTAGCAATATGCTCAGGTCTAATCATTAATTTAATTAATTCGTCTTTTTTTAATTTACTATAACCAGTAATATTGGTGGCTCTTACCATCTTTTTTAATTCAGGTAATTTATAAGTTTGAAGTATTTCTTTCATTATAAATTAATAATATATTATTTTTTTTCATTTATAACTGGTTCACCTCTATTAATACTTAAGAAAACAGAACTATCATTTCCAATATCCGCCGATAATGAATGTCCAGGGTCCAAGATTCTAATTCTAAAATTAGATAAAGTTATTGGATCTCCTCTATGTATATAAGGTATAGCATCACTCACATAACCATTTGTATACGCTGTGGAGGCGTAATATCTTGAAACAATCGCCGATATATTAGCACCTATATCACTATTTCCTATTACTCTAACATTATTATTATATCCTGATATTTCAATTAAAAAGTATCCTTGAGTATCTGTTATTTGTCCTAGTGTTTTTAATCCAAAAATAGGAGTCGTCATCAAATTAGCAAAATTAATCGTTTTATTATAATCTCCAGTAGTAGGAACTAATAATCCATTATCCATGATAGAATCCGCTCCTAAAAATGCGTCAGTTTGATTAACTCCTGCCTCTAAAACCATTTGAGGTATATTAACCGTTAATTCACCCCCCCCAACAGCTGTATATTTAAAAGGCTGATAATTTTGATGACCCCCTGCTAAAATAGTTGGATTCAATCCCAATTTCCCAAACCAAAAATCTACTGGATTACCAGTTTCATCAACAGCAGATAATCCCATAAAGATAATCTCTCCCCTTTTAGAATCCATAAATGGTTGTTTCTCATTATTTGATGAATTACCTCTAACTGTATATTTATTTCCTATTTGTAAATTACTTTGACCTCCTGCTGATATATCAACATAAAAGGGGGTATGAAGTGAAACAAATTTAAAAGTTCTAGTTTCTTCATCAAAAATGAAAGAAAATTGATTACATCCGCAAATTGGAACATTATTAGCTCCTCGTGTTAAATTCAATAATACTTGTGAATCTGAGCTGAGGAAATACATATTTCCATCATCATCGTGATTATTTGCTTGTCCATACATAGGAGTAGAAAATGGAAATACTTGAATATCACCAGTATCAAATGACTTAAATTGGTTATTAGGTCTTTTAACACAATTATCGGTGATTATTCTTGCTAAATCATTTGGGTCGTATGCTCCCTTAGTAATAGTAAACGATTGACTTTCTTGTTTAAGATTAAAGAAATCTCCAGCAGGAACAACAGATGAACCAGCACTAAAATCAAAAGCATCTGCTAAATTGTGATGCTCTAAATGATCTATTGTTCCAGTATATTCAATTCCGGTATAAACCATCTGACCCCTCCCATCGCCTTTCCAAGAAGAATCAAATATAAAAGATGTTATACCTTGAGTTGTTGATTTCCCTGATTCGCTTGCATCAGCATTTAGTAATGTAATTGATATATCTTGAACTAATCCATCTATACCTTTAAAAGCAAATGTAACCGCCGTTCCTCCATAGTGTCCACTATAGCCTCTGCTGTTTATTTCTGAAGTAAATCTTATATTGGTTGCTCTAATAAAATCATTACCACCTGGAACAGTTTTTTCTTCTAATTGAAAATAAGTAAAACCATCTCCAATTTTTGCTGGTGATGCTGCACTTCTTTCAAGGTCTGCTTGTGTGTGTCTGTCGTCTATAGTAGTAGGATGCTCTAAATTCACTCTATATCCACCAGCAGGTTCTAATAATCTATTCTCTGCTGTTCCTGTAGTATCATTAGTTATTTCAGTATTAAAACCAAAAGCACGACAAAAATTCATGGTAACTGTTGTGTCTTCTTCTAATACTATCAAACCACCTGAAGAGGCGATAGTATCTATAAAAACATTTTTAATAACAAGTTCATCACCGTTATTCAAAGTTAAATTTTTTTTAAGAGAAATAGAATATTCTCCATTCTGTTCATCGGAGTTTTTTAAAGAAGCATTCTCCTTTAGTTCAATTAAAGAAGTTTCCATATTATAAATATAAGAGATAATAAAATTTTTAATTAAGCATAAATGACTTGATATTTTCCACCTTGGACAACTAACTGCTTTCTAATATCAGCAAAAACATGGACATCATAACCATCAGATTCGGGAAGGTCAAAATTACCAGCAGTTGTATTTTGTTTTGTGTTTCTAGTAATTTCTAATTCAAAATCCTTAATAGTATCATTAACATAAAGTCCATACCAATCATTTTTAGAACCATCAAGATGTCCAGCAGTTATAGTTCCTGCCTGCTCAGCTCCAAGACGGTTTGACCCATAATAAGAATTACATTCTCCATAAGCATCTACTAAATAACTAAGACGCTGATTAGGGTATTCAGCACCGTTTCTTGAAACCTTAGGACGACCATTAATTTTAACATTAAATTTTTCGTTAATAAAAGCCTGGGATATAAGATCACCGCCATCTTTAACAGTAGTAGCATCAAACATATTTCTTGCTTTATTGGTGGGACATTTCTGAATAAAAAATCTCATCATTCTCTTATTATTAAAACCATTTAATCTATTAACATTAGATTGAATTGCGTCATCATTTAAAGCAGGGATTCTTGTTAAATCGTGTTCAACAGCACTCCATGTAGCACCATTTAAATCTCCCATCATAGCTTTAACTAAACCCTCGTCTTCTATAACATCACAAGCAAGAAGGGGACGAGTTGTAGTGACTGGTTGATTATTAACCGAAATCATATTACGGACATCAGTTTCGTATTCAATAACAAGTCGTAACTGAGGGAATAGATCCCCTGGTAAAACCTCAATAGACTGGAGAATTGGTAAACATTCTCTTAAGTCAAGGTAAGCCTTGGGGGTTGTTGCTTCATCTGTAGTTAATTGAAGTTGAGCAACACCGCCTAAATCCATAGCAGTCTGTTTAACAACTATGGCGTTTGCAGCATCAGCACCAGTTCCAACACCACTAACACACAATCCATATTGGTTCTTCATACTTTGCTGACCTAATCCAAGATTCTTGGAATCAGATTTATTAAATCTTTTGAAAGATAAATATCTATTACATTCTCTACATGAATCTAATTCATCTCTACCATTTAAAAGTCTAACAGATTTAATTGAAGCTATAGCTCCAAGATAAGTATTATATGTAGGAGTTCCCTGTGCAGTTAATCCAACATTCATTAATCTCATACGATTTCCATAATCTCCTTTAGGAAGTTGGAATTCTACTCTAAGATTAGATACATAGACATTTGGGTCAATAAGTTTGGTATTTATTTGATTAGTATAATACGACATATTTTATATTATACTAAAAGAAAAAAAAAATTAAAATAAAAACAAAAAAAATTATCAGACTTGAATACTTGAATGAAAATAAAGATAGACATTATGAGCAGTTGAGATTGAGGATGCTAATTGAACATCAAATGAACTTCTAGTGAAATCCACGAAATTTTCAAAAGCTGTACCGACTATCATATTATTTCCTTGAGTGAGTTGGGCTACATTAATATTATTATGACCCATAGAACCGAAAGATCTAACGGCGTGGTCTAATATTTCACTATCACTTTGAAGAACATAATTGATATATTTATTTAAACTATCGTTAAATATAAACTGAAGTTGGTCTAATCCTGAAAGTCTAGCACAGGCAAGATTATCAGCAGTTGATACATTTTCCTTAGCCTGTTCCTGGAATGAAATACTAACACCTTTAACTGAACTGCTTGGGACATTAGCTGAGATATTCGCAGAGGCGGAGCTGATACTAGTCTTAATGTTATTAGTCTTATTCATAAGGACAGGAGGTGGACTGGCTTCACTTGGGACAGTAGCATAGCATAACCTTAAGTTAAGAAGTTTATAATTTGCTCCTGCAGCTAAATTAACACCGTATAGAACAGCAAGACTTCTAGCAAGAGTAATAGAAACCTGCATAGCACCAGTCTTACCGAAAGCAAGATTACCACCAGCAAATCTATTTAAACAGCATCGTGGCTTCATAGCGAAACTTACATTTCTTGCTTCGGCGGTTGCTGTTGCGAGGTCACTAATTCTATAAGTTTGAGGGTCTTGATTACAGTTCAATCCAGCTTCAACATCAGTAGCACACTTAAGTTCTACCATCTTGGAGGCGTTCATGTAGTCATCACGGAAAGCAGTTCCAGTTTCTTCCATAGCAACAAATCTGTTGTAGTTATTAAGTGACTCAAGATTTCCCTGATTTACTGTGGAGCAAGAGATACTCTCTATAGTAGAATGTATACCAGCCTTTCTATTTATTTTATGAGTTGATAAAACACCTGATGCTACTTGAGTATCACCAGTAGAATTAACACGGAATTCACCAACTAGCTTAATACTATTGGGAACAAGAGAACGACCTTGAGCATTTAAAACAAAATCAACAACGGATTGGGGTTCATATCCAGCTGATTTGCGATTTTCAGGTTGGGCTTCATGATATATATAGTTTTCCATAATTTTATATATTATAAATAGAAAAAAAAATTAAAAATAAAAACAATAATTAGATTTCTCTAACGACCTCTTTAAACAAATAAATACTTCGCACACCATTTCCCGAATTAATATCAATCTGTACCTGTTTGGCTGAGGAAGTAACTGGAAAGCATTCAGCAATTAGTTTTACTTCAGCTGCAGGTTCAGCATCTCTATGATTTGATATTTTAGTAACTCTAGATCTAATAGATTTAAGTTCATTATCCATATTGAGGAAAGTTCTTCCTAGTCTATCCCAGTGTTCTGGAGAATTCATCTTAATGGCTCTGTTTGTTAAATCAACACCATTAACTCTAAGTCTATAATCCGAAATATCTAAATCACTTATGTATTTAGAAGCAGTAGTAGGTCCAGTAGTATCTCCATCAGGAACACAGACAATCATATTAGCACATTCAGGCTCAACATAGAACATTTTGCTATAGGCGGTAATAGCATTTTCAGTATCCTTTTCAACTGTATATGATTTATACTGAATTGAAGAAGGAGGGGCTTGTCCTGTTGTATCTTCATATAAAACTAGAGTTACATTATTAACCTTTAATGAATTGGCGGGACTATCAACACCAGTCAACGAAACAAGGGTTAAATCACCAGCTCCACTAGGAGTAAGAGCAGAATCAACTGTTAATGAAATTTTCTTAGTGGCGGAATTATAAGAAATATCATTAATGGTTTTTGTTTCAGTTACAGGAGCTGGAGGAGTAGCGGAATTTGTAAAACTATATTCAACCTGCTGACCGACATAGAATGGGGAATCCTCTAAGGAATCATAATCTCTAGTCATTGGGTAAATTGCTCCAGCAACATCTGCAGCCGCGATAGTTCCACTATTAAGAGCTCCTCTTGTTCCGACCGAACCGTTAGTGCTTAAAGCGGTATCAACAGGATTAGACCTTCTTTCAACCTGAGCCCAGTATCCACCACCTTGAGCATCATCAGCGGTCTTTCCTGCGTAAGTCTGAAATCCTATATCATCTAAATCAAGAGTAAAGTGAGCCATTCCTTGTCCATATCTTCCAGTGTCTAATTGTTCAACCTGACCAAGTCCAAAAAGGTCTTTCATATCAACTCTAATATCATGGCTTTTGTTTGTGGAAACAACATCACCTTCTTTAACTAAATCTCTGAATGGAGATCCTGAAAGAATATTTCCGTCATTAATTCCATTAAATCCTCTATAACTATTACAGACTTTCTCAATTGGGTCTTTTTCATATTCATCTAAATTACATCTTAATACATTAACATCTCTAATATCTTCAACTTTTCCAACATTTTCAAACTCTAAAGAAGCATGTTTAACCATAATTGGGGCTGGTACTAATCCTAGTGTTTCACCCCTAGCAAAGGAAGTTTTGGTTAAAACGGTATTGTTAATTCCAGCTGTTCCAGCATTCTGAATATCACAATTAATCATTAAATGACTTTTCTTCATATTGATTACCATTCCGCTAGGAATTATGAAGTCACAGAGATTTTGTGTAGGACTGAAATCGCCTCCTTGAACTGAATTGACTTTAGTAATTCTATCCATAGTATTTTATATATTATAAATAGAAAAAAAAAATTAAAATAATAAACAAAAACAAAATTTAAGTTAAGTTTGAAATATAAGATTGATGTTTAGTTGATTTAAGATGTCTGGCTTTATCTCTCTTATATGTTGACCCACATTCACAAGTAATAGTTGGTAAAATTGCCCTAGCTTCTCTTCTTGCTTTATTTATTTCTTCTCTATGGATTTTTTCCCATTCTCTCTGTTTCGCTTTACCTTTTTCTGAATTACAATAGTTAGTATTACACTTTTTTCTAGTTGCTTTCTTATCTTCAATTGTTCTAATTGGATTTAATTTATTACAACATTCATTATTATCTATATAATATCTTTCTCTCATTAATAATTGCTCTTTTCTATCACATGGATAATCCTCAACTAAATATATTTTAGGATTGGTCATATCTTTGGTCATGCACTTACTATTATTCCTATGTGCCCATGCTCTCTTAAATAAAGGTTGAACGGTTGAACCATAATAAGTTAAGTTGGTTTCATCGCATACAATTTTATAAATTTTACCGTCTTGATAGTTTACCATTTTATATATATCGCTTTTTATCCTTAAGTATCTTTTTTAAATTAATTTAGGCGTCCTGTCCTATTTGGAAAGTAGTTCTAATAACTGGAGGCGGTGGAGGTGAAGGGAGTTTCTTTGGTTTATCGCCAACTAAACTTCCGATTAAAGTTCCTATACCAACTACAGCGGACACGATATCACCGATCGGATCCTCGGGTCCACCTAGAGCTACATCTGTTTCTCCAGCGGTTGCTCCTGCTTTTGCTACTGCTTCTCCTCCTTGTTTTGCTCCTGTAGCAAGTGCTTTTTTACCAGCATCTGAAATTCCTTGAGTTACTATATCTTGACCTTTACTGATTGCAGCCTGTTCACCCAATCCCTCAATCTTTTGCTGAGTAGTTCCTTTACCTGCTAGAGTTTGAATGGTTTGGGCTGCACCCAATACATCTCCAAACCCAGGTGCTGAATCCCCAAGTTTACCAATAAATGAACCTTCACCTTCACCTAAACCTCCAGTTGGTATTTCATTAGATACGGCTGGGGGTTTAAAAGCATTAGGGTCTACATTTGTTTCATCAATAGTTATACTTGGTATTTTTAAAGATCCTGAGGTGCTTCCAACATTTGGAGAACCAAAATCTCCTATAGGTTTTAAATCAGCATCATCATTTACAGGGGCTGGTTCTTCGGCTGATTGTTGAGTTGGTTTAGCACTTGCTTCCGCTCCTCCCTGTGGGACTGGAGGGAATTGTTCTTCAAATAATTGTTGGGCGGATTTAACAAATCCTGATTGAACTGAGGATTCAGATTGTCTAGCTATTCCTTGAAATTTTTCAGTTTCATCCATAGCCTTTTCTCTAAAATCTAAATTCTTTTCTAATGAATCTAAATCTTGTGTACCATTAACCTTTTTTACTTTTGGTTGTTTTCCATCAATTTTATCCTTATATATACCTCTTAATGAATCACTATCCAAATTTGCTTTTCTTTGTTTTAAATCTATTAGTCTTTGTTTTAATTGTTGTCCCCTAATTTCATCTTGCTTTCCTCCCAAGAATGCTTTGCTAATTTGTTTTCCATAATCTGTAACTCCTTTAAGGTCTGAGGTATAATCTGCTTTCTTAAATTGACTTGGTAAATTCTCAACATCACCGACACCAAATCTACTAATATTATCAGATACTTTTGGAAGAGAAGGTTTTGGTGCGGGTGGGGCTTTAAAGTCAAAAGCATCACTGGACAAGGGTTTTGCTCCTTCATTCGCATCATGAAAATAAGAATCAAATTTTGCACTAATTGCTTTAACAGTTCCAGCCGAAGCAGTTTCCAAAGGGTCAGCTGGTTCTTCATATCCTGAAGCCTTTTTTAATTTGGAGATTAGATTTGTATCGTATCCTCTAATATCTGAATCACTTGCTATATTTCCAGTTTCATTATTTACTATATTAATAGCTCCTGTGGAAGGATCTACTTTGGCTCTAAATTTTGATGTAGAAAAATCTGGGTCAGTCACTCTACTTGGTCTAAACTCGTCCCCACCTTTAGTTAAAGTAGATGATACTAGCGGAGCGTCTGGAGGTAAATCTGCTTTAGTTACTGGAAGTCCAAAATCATCAGTAAGCAATTTTGAAGAAGCGACCGCGGGACTTCCTTCCATTTTACCTTTCATTTTATTAATAAAACTATTTAACTGTTCTTTGGTTTTAAGTCCACCTCTTTTAACAACACCAGCAATCAATCCACTTGTACCATTTTCTTTATAATCTTTAGCCATTTTCTCCACCTCGTCAGCATCTACACCTAATGCTTTCATTTTATTTCTTCCTAATCTTACACCTTTCTTAATAAGATTTTCTGCGGATTTTTCAATAAGTCCGCCTCCAAGAAGTTCACCTGCTTGAGCAAAAGCGTCTTTAGATTGTTGTGACTCTTCTGCTTTCTTTTCTTTTTCATCTTGTATTCTATCTATTTGTTCTTGAGCTAATGAGTTTGCTTGATTTGCTGAATCTAATAAACCACCTACTTGTGAAAAATTTTCCATTATATTATCTATATATAATATAATATAATAATGAAAAAAAAATACCAAATTCTAAAAGTTAGAGATAAATCAGATTCTTATGGAACTAAAAAAAATAATATATTTGATATACCGTTTAGAGTGTTACTTACTGCAAAAAGTGGAATGGGAAAAACAACATTAATTACAAATTTAATTTTAAATCCAAATTTTTATTTGAAAGATTTTCATGGAGATGATATTTATATTATATCTCCTAGTCTAAATAATGATGAGAAATTAATGGTAATCGCAGAAGAGAAGGAGATTCCTGATTGTAATTTAATGACTGATTATGATGAATCAATAGTTAAAGCATTATATGATATGTTGGAAGAGGAATACGAAGAAAGAATTCAATTGGGATTAAAACCAAAAAATAAATTAATTATCATGGACGATTTAGGGTTTAGTGGAGCATTAAGAAATAAGAGAATGGGACAAATATCAAGAATAGCATGTAACGGTCGCCACATTGGATTAAATTTAATTGTATGTGTGCAGGCCTACGCTCAGGCCTCAAATGTTCTTCGATCTAATATAAATGGTTTAATTATATTTGATACTTCAAAAAAGAATTTAGATGATATTGCTTCAGAGAATAATTTTGTATTTAATAAGGATTCAGAATTTATTGCCTGTTTTAGAGATAATGTTCAAACAAAAAGAGATTTCATGGTAGTAAATTATACTAATGAAAAAAAAGAAATGTTATTAGATAAGAATTTTGAACCTATAGATATTGAGAAATATAAAAAAAAGTAATTACTGATATTTAGCCCATCTTGAAGTTATACCTTTAGTTCTATGTATTTTAGGTTTAGGTGGTTCAATAGGCACGGGTTCTGGGGTAGGTGCAGATGGTTTAGTTTCTTCCTTTATTGTTTGAAGTGGCTTTGGGTTTTTAAGTCGTGAATTCTCTTCCATTAAATTCTTCATCATTTTTTTCATTTCATCTAAATCATCACGAAGTTTATTTTTTTCTGATGCTTCATATTTTTTCGCCATCAAATCCTCTTTAATTAAATTGTCCATTTCTTCTTCTTTTTTCTTTTTAATAATCTTTTT